CAAGCCATAGATTTTTTATTAAGTTTTTTACGCATTATTCACTTCTCTCTAACAATTTCACACGAACTTTAAGGTCATGGATATGCTCTAGCATTTCTTCTTTCAACTCTTGTCGCGCAAAAGCGTTGCCTGGGCTAGGAACTATTACTCCAGACGGGCTTATAAGTTGCATTTGATTTGCTCGAACTAGTTGAATATCAGACTGGATTTCACCAATAGAAGAAATGACCCACCACATAGCCGCCAGCAAAACTGGAACTAAACTAGCCAGCGCCTTTGGTAGGTCAAAATTTCCCACAGTTTATCCGTGAAACAACGTAACAGCGGCGGCCCCGTTAATATCTACGAAAACACCGTTGTCACATAAAATACCTTCACCAGGAATATCCACAGTATGTTGCCCCACAACGTCGGCTGGCAATGTAAGTACTGCAGTACCAGAAGCGGCGGAAGCATTATCGTAGAAAATAGGGGCTGTACCCACCGTAGATACAGAATAAAAAACCCCTTTAATCCGTGTTCTAGCAGTAACTAAAGCGCCATCACTCCCTGCTCGATAAGCAGCTTTTACATCATATTGCATGAGCTTCTCCTATTAGCCAGCTGAAACTGTTAAAACACCTGAATCGCTATAGAGTTGCCCTGCGACTGATGGGTCTGCAGTAGGAAGATTTGAGAAGATAACGACACTGTTTGTGCCATCATAAGTAATTGAAAAGTTTTCTGTCTCTACACCAGTATTGGCGGCGACAGTAATATCTTTGAAGCCGTTCTCTGATCGAACTGGGCCTTGAAAAGTAGTATTAGCCATTGTAAATCCTTTCGTGTAATAGCACTTCTTATATCGTCTCTATTAAGTCTGCTAGGTCAGTCGATATAAGTTATATGTATCCTAGTACGTACAGTATAGATTAAAAAAGGGGGGCTTGTAACCCCCCTCCCTTGTTGCTTTGTTATGCGCCTTGTGAGCCAAACATACCAAGTGGATCAGACCACCCGAATGAATAACGTTCACGAGCCTTATAACGGACATTACCTGTGTCGAAGTCCCCGTCCATAGAGTTTGCCATAGGCGAACGAACGAAGTGCTTCATACCATTTGGTACGTCAGTTGTAAGGAACCAAGCATCGGTATCTGTCAAGAAGTGGTTAACTTTGTAACCCTCTGGAATAGAACCGTTGTTTGCAAGTGCATTGATATCGTTGTCTGCCGTACCAACTCGTCCCTCAGTCTCTAAGAGTCTGGTAGCAACGAACATTAGGTTTGGTGGAACAACAAGTTTACGTGGCTTAGCAGCAATCAGTAGACCACGCTCATCTGTCCATCCAGCAATTTGGATAACAGCTGCCTCTAGAGAAGTCTCGTTAAGGTCAGCCTGAACAGCTGGGGTGTTACTGTTTGTGCCACCAGAAACTAGCGGGTGTGCAGTAGAAAACAGAGGTACTCCGTCTCCACCATTTACACCAGCGGTAAAACCACTGTTAAGAATACCAGCAGCTTTAGTTTGCTTAGTGAATGCCATAGCACGAGCCAACGCTTTGGTGTAACGAGATGACAATGAGTCATACAAGTTATCCTCAATGGCTTCCTCAGTAAGAGAAAAACCAAGCGAAATGGTTTCGTGATTATAGCGTGCAGTCCAAGCCTCTTGCGCATTGTCGTAAGCAATAGACGTACCTTCATTTTTCACTGGCGCAGCAGCAAATCCTGATAGCTTTGTCTCTTCCTCAAACGAACGCTCAGAAGTCTCGGTTTCAAAAATCTCCTTATGCTCTTCACCATAACGGTCATATTCCATACCGAAAAGGGCGTTAAGACCAGGAAGGAGTTCCTTTAGTAGTTGGGCGCGTGAAATAGCCATTTACATTTCTCCTTATAGGCCAACGTTATTCGTCATCTGGTGAGCACCTGGATTGAACTTAACAAGAACATCCGGGAAAGCATCACTAGCTGGCGAAACATGAGCGACGATACGGAACGCAGCTGCTGTAGTTACAACAGTAGCATCCAGTGCTGAAGTTGAATTGCCAGTAGCAGTATTACCAGTACTAGTACTTTGCGCGGCGGCAAAGAACGTATTAGCACCGATAACAGTCTGAGCACCAGCACCGTCTAATTGTGCTTGGAAAAGCACATCGGGATCGTCAACAACATATGCTTTAATATCATCACCATTAGCAGTACCTGTTGGATAATATTGAGCAAAGATCGTCTGACCTTGAGCATTCACATACTCACAACCAACAAATACACCAATGGAACCAACACCTGTGGTACCACTAATACTGTTAGTAGTGAGATCAGCGCCAGTGCCTGTAGCTAGTGCAATATAACCATCCGCACCGATAATGACAGCCTGACCATAAAATAGGTTAGTTGCCTCACCAGCAGGGTCGATTAGATATGAACTAGTAGCGCCAGCGTAAGGCATGCCATCGGCACGACGTACGGGCTTAAGCCCGTAAGGGGCAGCTGTAGTAGCCATTATATAACCTCTCTAAAAAATTATTTACCTTTACCGAATGACGTAGTAGAACGCTTTTCTTTAAATAAAGGCATTCGTTGATCATTCTCTCTCATAAAATTGTTGTCTACAGATTCCATTTGAGCTTGGTTTTGTTCCGCAAAGTATTCTCTACGTTGTTCAACCATCTCTTCAGGCATTTTGCAAAGCAACAAACCCGCGACCTCAATATTGTCTTTGAAACGACTATTGGGATCGACAAGCATTTGTAAATGTGGTTGTTCGCTAGCCAAAACAGGTTCCCAACCTTCTCGCATTTTGGACGAGACATTACGTGGGTCTTGTTGTCCTAACATTGCAACCCTAACCCAACGATACACGTACCCAGATTCTTTGTTTGGTTCTGGAAGTACTTCAGGACGTTTCCATTGTTTAGGTCTTTCCTGTGTTTCGCGTGATTCTAATTCGCGTGCAAGTCTAGTATCTTTACTATTATTAGCCATTTTGGTTCTCCAATCTCCTAAGTTCTTTAGCGTATTGTTCAGGTGTCAAGCCAAGTTTTTTAGCTAGAAGTACCTGCGACTGCTTTAGTACGATCCGTTTGGAAGATGTACTTCGGGATGCTGGTGCAACCACTGTGGCGGGTTTGTTTTCTGCACGAACAGGCTTGCCGCCCCCGTCCGTAGAATTTAATTTCCCAAATTTTTCTGGAAAAGTTTCGGACATCGTTTTGTCGATTTCCTTGTAATACTCTGGTGTTCCTCGATACGCTGCAAAGTTGCTTCCCATTCGAGCTTCGATTTCTTGATCGACACCCATTGCAAAACCACTTAACGCCGCATCTGTGTTAAACCAAGGATTGCGATCAAGCCACTCCCGGTCTGTGTTTCGTAATTGAACCGTGGGTTGTAACGGTTCATTTTGAGTACTATTTACACTATTTTCTTCCTCTTGTCTAGGAGGTCGATAATTTTCAATCTGTTGTTTTTTGTAATTTGCTTCAGAAAGTTTAGTTTGAGCTTCAACAATAGAGTCTGTATCACCTGATTCATACGCATCTTTATAGGCTCGTTTAGCCATTTCAGTTTCGTATTCAATAGATTTTTTAGCTGTATTTAAATAAGCTTCACGGCCTTTTTTAGCTTCTTCTAGCAGTTTTTTGTTTTCCGCCAAAGCTTTTTTAGCCATGTCGATAGCTTGTTGATGCTCTCGTTGAGCAGCTTCTTTAGCGCGACGTTCGTCATGCCACACTTTTTTCATCTGCTTTAACCGCTCTTTTACACCATCTGAATAGTTTTCAAGTTCATCTTTCTCCAAGTCTTCAACTATTTCTTTAGGCATTGGAGACCGATTACGGTCTTCTTCAGGTGTATCATCTTCAACTTTGAGTTCTACTTCAGGCTCTTCACCTTCAATTTCAAAATCTAGTTCTTCCTGTTCTACTTCTTTTTTCTCAGCTTCTGCCATAACCCTCTCCTAACTACGAGAAATGCCACGAGGATCTTCTACAATCCCCTCAACACTGTCGTCATTAATAATACGAAACTCTTTATTGTGGATTTTGATTCGTGTTCCTGCATGCGGTCGAACGAGA